AAAATTAGTTTTATCTATATCTTCAAATATCTCTAGACTTAATTTGTCTGATGGATATAAGTAGAGATAGTCATATACTTGTTGAAGAGTTATCATAATTAAATATTAAAAAAGTACCATCTATTGTAGGTATTGATATTCTCTGAAGAATTTATGTGTTCTAGATAGCCATATATGTCATTCCAGTCAGAATATATCATTTGGTGAGGTACTGTACCAAACAACCAATCAGGAGCATGTTCTTTTCCCTGTACCATATGTATGATAATAGGTTTCTTCTGTCTATTTGCCCAAAAAATTTCTTCATAAGTACCACAAGGATGAATATCTAAATCTAGGTTTACAATCAAAAAATCACTTATGTCTACCAATCTCAGATCTACTGATCTGATGATCTTCATCATAGAACTTAGTTCGTCATATCTCTTATTCTTTTTTAGTTTAGATTTTACTAAATGAGTATCATTATCTTCCAATCCTATTTCTGTTGGTTTTGTAATAGGGTTAAATACTACAACTCCGAGAGACTCTAAGAATGGAGATATCTCTTCCCTCCAACCTCTGCCTTTATCGTAGACACGATCTATTGCTCCAGCTAAATAAACTCTTTGATTTTTTAATCTGTTCATTAGTAGTCTATAAATAAATACTCTATAAGGTTATTGGAAGACTTGATCTTTGGCGTAGATTTCAATTTCTTGATGCCGTCAAGAACCCCGGCGAACATAGCGATAATAATACAAATTTCTAACATATAAAACCTTTATAAGATATTATACAGCGAGGACGCTGTAAAGTCAAGAGAAGTTTCTATATTGTTTTATCGACTAGATGTTAAGTAAGTCTTGACAATATTATTTTCTAATTAGTCATTAAAATTTAATCCTCTCATCACTTGTTTTATGGCCATCCACATATCTAGATATTTATATGTCGCAAGTCGTCCAAAAAACATTATTTTTTTTTGCTTCTTAGCAAGATTGTTGTATTTGCTGTATATAGAAGTATTATTGGCAAAGTTCTTAGGGTATATAGGAATGTTGGTACCATTATAGTCTTCAGGATAATCTTCTGTATATATAGAATAATCTTTTTGTTCGTTCAAGAAAATACTATTGTCAACAGTTCTATTAAACTTTTTTGTATTACATTCATTTATAACTGCTCCGGTATTCCATGAAAAGTTATTATCTTTTATTCTTTTTTCGTGTTTGAATACTAGAGATCGGTATTCTAATGTCCCATAGTGTTGATCAAAATATTTATCAATTTGGCCTGTGTATATCATTAAATCATATCTATTATCATCAATAATTTTTTTATAATATTGCTTATCAACTCCAATATTAACCTTAATTCCAGACAGCATATTATTCATCATATAAGTATAGCCATACGACGGTATTCCCTGATAAGTGTCTGTGAAATATCTATCATCATAATTATTTCTGCGAGTTGGCACTCTTGCAGATATTGATTTTGGTAACTCGCTCCAAGGAATACCCCAATGTCTTTCTGAATAATCCTTAAAAATTAAGTCTGTAATTTCTATATCTGTTAATTCTCTCCCAAGCTGATTTTCTGTAAATAGATTATAAGGAATAGATATTAATCCTAGCTTAGTATTTGCTCTAACTTTATGTTTATATTCATTAAAAGAAGAATACCTATTAACAAAATTCCATACTTGTATATCACTAGTATGAAATATATGGGCTCCATATTTATGAACGGTAATGTCGTTTATTTTTTCGTCATAGCAATTACCTCCTATATGATTTCTGCTATCAAAAATTTCTACGTCATAACCTTGTTCTTTTAAGATTATTGCCGATGTTATACCAGATAGTCCGCAGCCTATAATTTTTGCTTTTTTCATTCTGTATGAATTTTATATTTTGTAGTTGTGAATTAATGTTTTGTTGTAATCAGCAGGGCAAATCTTTCCTTGCCATTGATGAATAGGAACGTTTGCTGTTTCTTCCCAGTATCCATAGCTAAGATCGCACACCCTAGCCGCTAAAGTAAGTACTAAATCCATAAAATAATGTTTACTATGACTTTCAAATAGGTTCTTAAAAAAAATGTAGTTATTATCTTTGATATGTTTAAAATAATTATGGGTGAACATAGTTGCGCCACATCCTGTGTGAACATCCGGCTCCAAAGAAAGGTGCTCGTATAGTGGTAATTCTGTTTCTCCACAAAAATTAGTAGGTCCAGATATATCATAACGTGGTTCTGTAGATATTTTTCTATTAGTTAAAACGTCGGTTTCTAGTAATAACGTATAGTCATACTCAGAATTTAAACCATAATCAAAAAGATAATCTGCAAATAGCGGACCAAACGAACCTTGGCCACAAGACGTTTTCTTATGCCATAAGTTAGGAGCATCAATAAAGCTTGTATTTGGTATGTGTTTTAAATGACGTTCCGGAGATTCTCCCCCCGAATTAACTACAAGTATTGGCGATTCTGGATTCCATTTATTGAAATTTTCTAACGTAAATTTTGCTCTCGCAAAATCGTTACACATAAATAAAATTGTTTGTATTTTCATAGTATATTGTTCTGGTACAATTTAGCAATATTGTTCCAGTCAAAAGATTTAGCATATTCAGTTATAGTAGACCTTGGTGTATTTTTGCAGATTTCTTTATTTGCCAATATAGTCTGTTTAATATATTCATTATCTTCTAGTTTACTTTGAGGTATCACGGAAATAAAATCTAAAGAAGTATCTAAATTTTGGGCAGACGCTTCTGATATAACCAAGCCAAGTCCAGCAGATAATCCCTCTAAGCATACAAGGGGTTGTAGTTCTGCTTGTGATAGGAGTACCAGATTTAAATAATTTGTTAAGTTCTGATAAACATCTGTTCTAGTCCAAACACCAATGAAATTATCTTGCATAGGGTCAAAGTTTGGATCATTATTTGCTCCAACAAAATCTATTTTAATTTTTAATTTTTGTAATTCTGCTTGTCGTTTTCTGGAATCTATTTTTCCAAGACATATGCTTTTGTTATTCTCTGACTGGTCTTTGACATTGAATAGTTCGGTATTAACTCCGTTTGGTATAATTTTAATTTTGTTGTCCGGGAAACCTATTCTTTTTAACAACTGAACTTCCCAAGTAGTGAGGTTAAAGAATTCACAATCATACATAAATTCTCTAATAATTTCTTCATGGAACTTTAGATCTTTAACAAAGTTTCCATTATGATTTGTTATTATTTTCTTTCTATGTATATATGGTAATATTTGATAGTGCTTTCCGTAATGCAAATGTACTATATCAGGATCAGTATTTTCTATTTCGTTAAAAACTTCTTGGGTGTTTGGATTGTTTACTATATGAACATTATGCCCTAGTCTTTCTAAAGCCTTGGCTTGTTCCCAGACTACTGTTTCTAAAGCTCCCCAGCCCGGAGGCGGTACGGGAATGTCTCCTGCAGAAACAAAGCAGATTGTTTTCATGATTGATACTCTTTTGTTTTTTTGATTATTTGTGAATAAAATATACGTCTGATCGATGTGTCTCGTATCCCTTGAATATACTTGTAAAAGGCTCTCCAATAAGTAGATTCTTGTGAGATAGGTTATTCCTAAATACATATTGACCAACCCACATATCTGCATTAAAATCAGTGTTCGACAGCTTGATCCTAGTCTGACAAAACTGATCTAAGAAATACATGATATTGTCAAATGTTGCTCCTATAACACCCATATTAATTAGAGGTAAATTAGTTTGGTTTTTGGCAAACCAGTGGATGTTTTCCCATTTAGCTTGCTGATGTATGTTTAAGTAAGGGAATTGAGCTAGCATTAAAGAATCTTTGCATACGAAAAAATCTGTATTTTGATATTCGTCAATAATATCAGCAGGATCCTTGACAACGGTTACGTCGGACCCATCAGTTAAGAAAACGCTTTTATAATTTTCTTTTGTATTTATAAAATAATCTCTGTATACAAAAAATCTCCAGTCGTTATTTGAATAATCAGATGTCTCTATTTTAACAAATTTAATTAGTTCTGTCTCATATTTTTCTATAAATTCAGAATTCAAATTGTCATAGAAAATAATGCCATTCAGTTTTAATTTATCGACAGAATCATACCAAGGAGCAATATATTTTATATCGTTTTGTAAAACTCTTCCATCTGAGGCTCTGCCAGCAACGCATTGATCATTAGGGTCGTTAGGATGTATTTTTTGAGAAAAATAAGTTGTGCAAATTATCGACTTGCTCATGAGTCAATTAGTTCCTCTAGAGTTGATTGTGTATTTCCGAAATATTTTTTATATTCTGGATCATTTCTAATATCCCACATCATCTCATTAGGCTGCCAACGCTCAAAACCGCAACCATATTGAGCTTGTCTTTCCTTCATTAAATCTTTATATTTATGTACCATATAAGCAGGGCTTGAGTGAAACCATTGCACCATAGCAGATCTATTAAAATTAGCACCAGTAAACCCATGATAAGAATTAGGCTGTACAGCAAAAACAAACACGGAATTACTATCTGCTGGGATGTCTTTAATTTTACTATAAAATTTATAATTACCGTATATGCTTGTTCCTCCATCATTTGGAGTTGTAGGTTGGTTGTTTAGATAATACAGAACGGCTATGCTTCTGGATATTTTCTGAGCATGAGGATTTCTGGCAGCAGTATCATCAGAATAGTAGCAATTACCAGTTAAAGCATAATCCGTTGCTCCTTCGTCAAGAACCGAACAAATATTGTAGTCATTGTGTACAAAACCGGGTTTCGATGGAGCTTCATGCCAGTGAGCACTCATAGCGATATATTTATTTAATAATAATCCGAATGTTAACATATTGAAATTTTTCCAAATATCATTAACAAAAAAATCATAACCATATTTACAATCTTCTTTTTTTAATCCATATATATATGCAGCATAATCATGTACTGCTCCTGGAAGATCTTTATAGGGCTTTGTTCTTCCTATCATATCCATGAAGTTACTGGATACCATTTCGTATATATCATCTTTGAAAAGATTATTTATAATAATATGAGGAAATGGATTATCGCTTATAGTGATCTTTACGTTTTCACTAACATATGGGTGTTGTTTAAGATATTCGATATTGTTATTGATCATATACTTCTACCTCTATATCTGGCATGATGTCGTCTAGTAAATCATCAACAAACGACCAATTACAACCGGTAAAAGCCAGAGATTTCTTATCTATAAATACTCTAAACTCACTATTCTCAGAATTGTGTATTTCAGATCTTATAAAATTAGCTAGGTGATGTAAGCTGAGAGCTAAAGCATAGTAGTTAATTGTTCTATTATTAGAAGTCTTCTTACCAGCACAAGCATATAGATTCGTAACGTAAAGCTTGTGTCCGTATTCTTTGTTTTTGTCAACCAATATAGTTTGACATTTACCTAAGCTTATTCTTCCTGCAGCTTCCCTATTAGCAAGTACTAGCGGGTAATTATTATATATTTTTTTATTAAAAGCGTTGACATGAATATGCTGAGAATTACATATATTAATTATAATAGCATGACATCCTTTAGAGTCACATTCTATTTGCTGGCGAGCACTGCTAAATAGATTATGTTTACTATTATATATATAATTTTTTCTTCTATTAGTTTGCTGTTTTGTTTTCATTTTAGTTCTTTTTTCCATTTTCCTACAGGACATTCTTGATCAGCCCATGCTAATTTATTAAAAAATTCTTTCTTATCTGTAATATTACATCCACAAATATTACACATAGAATATTCTTTACTAAAGTGTTCACAACTTAGGCATATATTAAGTCTGTTCGAAATTTGTTTTTGATTGCATTTAGGAAATCCTGCCCAAATATGAAAAGACAGAGATTTAATAAAATTAGATATTCTTATTAGTATCATTAGAATCTTCTTCTCTAATATGTTTGAAATTACTATCTTCGTCTATTGTATATAAGACTACCAAATCTACTGTCTCAGAAGCACCCATCCATCTACTGGTTCCATTTGCAAGGCTTATTGAAAGTCTATCTCCGTTTTTTTTAAAATCTGCAGTCATTAAGAAATAGTTATCTTGATAAAAAAATGATTGCCCCGGTTCTATTTCTTCTATATATTTCATTTGTGATTATAAAACCTGTTCCAATCTTCCCATTCTTCCCATTCATCTTCTTCTACTTGCCTGTCTCTTCTACTTTGCACTTTTGCCTTATGGTCCATGCCGTCTGAGGTTGGATATTTATCCTTCCTTTTTTTGTCTATCTTCGCTTTCCTCATGCTTTTCTTGTCTTCTTTTTCCATTTTTTCTGTTTCTTTATTAGACTTTACGTTTTTTTTATAATCATCATTAACTCTTTAAGGGCGATCATCACCTATCGTATCCCCAGCATTAGCTGTTGACAAGGCTCGTAACGTTGCTGGACTAATAGCGTTAGACAGAAACCCAGTTGAACCATCAGCAGAAGCATAACCATTTACACCACCAGCGTGTGGAGAACTTGGGAAGCCTTGCGAAACAGTTCCTGGAATTGGTGAGACGGATGCTCCAGTTGCAAGGCCAAAGGTTGATACATTCGTATGACCTTCCCAGTAGTTTTCATTGAAGTTTTCTTCCACAATCATAAGAGTGTTACTTGTACCATCACGATACGATGCAAAGCCCTTGTCTTGGAAAAGACCAAGACCTCCATTATCATCAAGAGTCTTTCCAGTGATAGCTCCAGTTGCGGTAGCGCTGGCACCAGTTTCATCGCTGGTTCCAACATTTGCTTTGTAAACACTTTGTCCAGCTGTTGTACCAATGAATGATGGACAGATCAGCCAATCAACTTCAACAGTTGCACTAGCTGCTGTTGGAACGACATAATTACCAGCTCCATCAATAGCATTATAGAGATTATTTTCTTCACCAAATGGAAGAATTTTTACGATATGACTCCAGCCTGTATTTGCACCAGCTGTGGCATCGCTGACAGCCGTAATTGGGTTGGTACTAACGGCCGCTCCGGTACTATTAACTCCGAACGCACTGGGTAATAAGTTGTCCCCACGACTTGCATTCTTGTCAGCATAGTTGTGAGCAGCTAAACCTTGTTGTTTCAGCTTATTTCCACATGAACTACGACGAGCTGCTTCTCGTGCCTGCTGAACGGCCGGAAGCAAAAGTCCTACAAGAACACCTATAATTGCAATGACAACAAGTAGTTCGATTAGGGTAAAACCTCTACGTGGCGTATTTTTCATAAGAATTCCTCCACCTTATCGGGTAAATAAGTTTAAAATATTGTTTTCTTTGTCCGTTTTTATATTTCTTTAAGTGTTTCAGTAAAAAGAAAATAACTATTTTTATAGTATTTATGAAAAACACAAAGTCAAGATGAATAAAAAAAACGTATGATAATTTTTATACTTGACTGCCTGTGATTTTATATTAATATTTATGCAGAGCCGGAGCATTAATACCTTTTACTAAGTACGTAATTACATGTCATCTAACACAACCCTAGTTACTGGACTATGGGATCTGGGTAGATCTAATCTAGATAAAGATTGGTCTAGGAACTTTTCTACATATCTAGACAATTTATCTAAATTATTAGACTCTACAAAAGACACTAATATAATAGTGTTCTCATCTGAATCCATAAAGGATCATATACTGAGTAAAAGAGATACCAGGATATATTGGATAAAACATGAAGAAGAAGACTTTTGTTCAGATTTTTTTCCTTTTTGTGAGCAAGTAGAAAAGATAAGAAATAATGAGGGCTGGCTTAATCAAGTGGGGTGGTTATCTGGCAGTACGCAGGCTATGCTGCAAATGTACAATCCTGTGGTGATGAGTAAGATGTTCTTTCTGCATAATGCAAGTATAATGAATGTTTTTGATTCAGATTTCTTCTACTGGATAGATGCTGGTATTAACAATACTGTTCATCCTGGATATTTCAGCCACGATAATGTAATTGATAAATTAGAAACAATTATCGATTCATTTATGTTTATAAGATATCCATATAAAACGGATACAGAAATTCATGGATTTGATATTAAAGAAATGAATAGAATATGCGGAAAAGAAGTTGATCATGTTTGCAGAGGAGGTTTCTTTGGAGGGCATAAAGAATCTATATCAAAAATGAATGGACAGTACTACCATTTACTGAATGACACCCTCAATAATGGATACATGGGAACAGAGGAAAGTATTTTTTCTCTTATAGCTAATTTAAATAAAGACGTTCAACTATTCGATATAAATGGAGATGGTTTAGTTTTTAAGTTTTTTGAGGACATTAAGAACTATAAAAAACCTGTCATAATCAATAGTAATGTACCAAGTACTGTCAAACTATATATAAACACATATAATTCTCCTAAGCAATTAAAGTCAGTCATAAACTCTTTTGAAGAAAAAGATTTAGATTTTCTAAATAAAACCAATAAAGTATTGATCAATAATAGTACTAAGTCTGAATACGATAGCGAGTACAATGAGATATGCAACACTTATGGTTTTGAGCAGATAAAGCAAGGCAATTTGGGAATCTGCGGAGGCAGACAGTTCGCAGCTGAACACTTTGGAGATTCTGACGATAAATATATGATGTTTTTTGAAGATGATATGTTATTAGACTTCACTGGCTATTGCGGTTTTGGCTTTAGAAAAGAAGTTAAAAATTTGCTTAAAACTATTGTTAAAATCATGGATAAAGAAAATTATGATTTTCTTAAGATGAGTTTCAGTGAATTCTACGGAGATAATTCTGAACAGTGGAGCTGGCACAATGTGCCTGAAGACAAAAGACAATTGTACTTTGGAGACATAAAATCAAGACCTACCACAGAATTTAAATGCATCAAGAGAATAAATAAAATACCTTATGCTGAAGGAGAAATTTACTATTGTAACTGGCCTCATATAATAAGCAGACAAGGTAATCAAAAAATGTTTTTGGATACAAAATGGGCGCATCCATATGAGCAGACATGGATGAGTCATATATATACTCTGACTAAAGAGAAGGTAATCAATTCGGCTTTATTATTAGCTAGCCCCATAACCCATAATAGGACAGAACATTATGACAAGGAAGAAAGACGGGAAAATTAAAACTATATTTGTGCAAATAGCCGCTTATAGGGATCCTCAATTATTACCGACATTAAAAGATATGTTTTTTAATGCTGACAATCCTGAGAATATACGGGTTGGCATAGCTTGGCAACATAAATCAGAGGATGAATGGGATAATCTAAATGAATATAAAAATGATGACAGAGTTAAGATTATAGATATTGATTATAGAGAAGCAAAAGGGGTATGTTGGGCCAGACATGCAGTTCAATCCTTATACGATCAAGAAGATTACACTTTACAGCTTGACAGTCATCATAGGTTCGCTCAAGGATGGGATACAAAGCTTAAAGATATGATTCAAATTTTGCAAAAAGATGGCCATAAAAAACCTTTAATAACCGCTTATATCCCTAGTTTCGACCCAGATAATGACCCAGCAGCTAGAGTAAATGTTCCGTGGAAAATGAATTTTGATAGATATATTCCAGAAGGAGCTGTGTTTTTCTTACCTGCTGCCTTTGATTCATATGACGACATCAGTAAACCTTTGCCTTCTAGATTTTATAGTGCTCACTTCGCTTTTTCACTAGGTTCTTTCGCTACAGAAGTTAGACACGATCCTCAAATGTATTTTCATGGAGAAGAAATCAGTATTGCTGCTAGAGCCTTCACTTATGGTTATGATTTATTCCATCCAAACGAAGTAATATGTTGGCATGAATACACTAGAAAAGGTAGAACAAAACATTGGGATGACCATAAAGATTGGCATATCACTAATAATAGCTCTCACTTAAGAAATCGAAAATTATTCCAAATGGACGGTCAAGAATATGAAGATTTGGGAGAGTACGGATTTGGTAAGGAAAGGACTCTTCTAGAATATGAAAAATATGCAGGTCTATGTTTTAAGAAGAGAGCTATCTCTCCTCAGACTAAAGATAAAGTATCTCCTAATGTAAATAATCAAGTATCAGACGAAGAATTTTATGGATGTCTTTTAAGTATTTTTAGACACTGTATTGATATTTCTTTTGAACAAGTGCCTTTATCTGATTATGACTTTTGGTGCGTAGCTTTCAAAGACAAAGAAGGTAACGACATACATAGACAGGATGCTAACAAGGAAGAAATAGATAGAATGAAGACTGATCCTGATGGCTATTGTAAAGTATGGAGGGAATTTCAAACAGAGATTAAACCAAACAGCTGGATCGTTTGGCCTCATAGCGAATCTCAAGGATGGTCGCCTCCAATAACAGGATTACTCTAATTTAATTTACCATGTATCAGATCTTCTGCCGTCCCAATTTGTATAAGCTGGACCCAAGTGTAGCACATCAAAGCCTTGTAGATCTATTTTGCAATTAAATTCTTTGGCAAATTCCATATCATAAGTAGAAGCATTATAGTAACTATGTAAAAACCATTTATGTTTATTCAGTCTATCTGTAATATGGTCTTTATGGAACATTTGAAAAAACCCAAGATGCTTACAGCTTTCATATTCAGTTGTTTCTTTTTTAAACTGATTTTTATTATAGCAGATATATCGTCCTGTGCTATATAAACACCTTTTATCCTTATCCGCTTTTTCTGCAAAAAACTTAATAGTAGGGGCTATAACAACATCTGCATCGCATAATAATATCCAATCATTTGTAAATAAATTATTTTTATTGTCACAAAAGAAAGAATTAAGAGCTCTCGATTTATTAAAAGCACAACCCCCAGCCCTAAATTGATCAGTGTGGTAAACATTTATGTCATGTTTTTTGCAAAATTCATTGGTTGCCTTATCCTCTTTTTCTGTTACTATCCAATAGTTATATTTTTTTAGTTCTGAAACATTATATTTATATGTCTCGGCTAAAAAATCAGAATAGTCCAAACAAGTTGTAACAATAGATATCATGGTATTTTAATGCAAAGATTATATTTTCGTCATCTTTCTAGGAATATAATACACTCTGGAAAGAATTTTTATGTAACAAGTTTTTTTAACAATTTAATGTCTGCGTTTGGTCAAGAATACTCTGATATAAAATTTATCAATAAAAACTATCCAGAATACGAAAAACATGGCTATGGGGGAGTATATAGCTGTATGAGTATGTCTTTAATGAACCCAGACAATGGGAAATATGCCGTTTTCTCTTTTTTTGATAATTGGAAATATCATTTCATGACGCATATGGGTTGGGAACCTCAGAAAATGACGCAATTTTTTTATGCCGGGGGTTTTAATTTTTTAGATTATTATCATTTTAAAAGACAAAATCAAAACAATAGCGATACTAAATTTCCTATAGATATGGATGCTGTATACCAAGGATTACCATATAGTAGTTATTATGATTGTTGTACTGAAATGATTGATATATTATATAAAAATAGAGATATAAATAAAACAATACCAAAATTATTCTTTCGAGGATATATGTGGGATTTCAGAAAAGAGATGACTACTCAATTTGACCAAAGATGTAGAGACATTATTATTCTAGATAAAAATCAAGAGAATCAAAATATAGAATATCAAGAATACTTAAAAGAGGTATCAACATATAAGTGCGCATTGAGTTTACCCGGAGGTACTGAAATATGCAATAGAGATATAGAATGCTTTGCTTTAGGTGTTCCTGTTATTCGTCCAATCATTGTAACGAACTATCCAGATCCACTTATTCCTAATTATCATTATATCAGCTGTTATCACAATTGTGACTATATGGATAATGGTAATCCTAAATACTTAAATTCAAAAGACATGCAAGAAAATACTATCTACATATGGGACAGAGTTAAGAACAATCATGAATATTTATCTTTTATAACAAAAAATGCTAGAGCATGGTACGAAAGAAATTCAGGCATGAATAACAATATATCAAGATGTATAAACTTGACCAATTTAGAACTACTAAAATGAATCAGACCATAAGAGATAGAGTTAGGTGCGATGGTCAAGATTGTTTTGATAATGATTACTTTAATAAAAAATTATCAGAATCACAGATATCTCATTGTAGTTATGATCGTATTGCTATAGAACAAAATCCTAATTTTATCTTTTGTTTTGATGAGTTATTTAAAGAGATAAAACCTTCTAACATTATAGAGATAGGAACCTATCAAGGAGCTTGTACTAAAGCAGTAAGAGATATAATGCTGCAATATAGTCATGATTTTCGTGTGCATACTTTCGACGTAAGGAAAGCTGAGTATTTATTACAACAAGACAGTTTGTTGAACATCACAGTATATCATCAAAACATATTCAACGGAGATTATTCTGACTTTGCAGATGAGTATAGTAGACAAATTCTAGTGGATATAATAAATAAAAATGGCACTAGTTGTGTTTTATGTGATGGCGGCTGCAAGCCTTGCGAATTTAAAATGCTTTCTAGCATTATAAAACAAGGAGACTATATTATGCTGCACGACTATGCAAAGGATGTAGACATATTTAATAAGCATATAAAAAATAAATATTGGAACTGGCTTGAAGTACAAGATGATGCTATTATAGATAGTTGTAAGACAAATAACCTTGAAAAAGTAGAAAACTTTAATACAGAAAAGGCGGCTTGGGGATGTTTCAGAAAACTTTAATTATATTACTTGTCCTTAGTTCTTGTTCTAATTGTTTTGGTCAGCAGATGGTTGGTGATAGTATGGGTAGATTCATGAACTTCGCTAACAACGGAGGTCGCTTGACTACTCATAATCAAATACAATATCAGCATCAGACAATATACAATAGCGTTTATGATGCTGATAGATCTGAGTATCGAGAAATACAGAAAGAACGACGAACAGCCGTTATGGTATTGCAGTGGTTAGGTGTAGATCCTCAACAAACACCATATTTTTCTTACTATAAAAATCAAGAGAAAACTAAAAATTAAATTTTCTTGGATCTAAAATACCATGACCTTCATATGATTTGTTGTTTTTGTATTTTATATTCTTTAAAGATGTAGTGTATTTCTTTAAGTGCTTGATATAATCATCAGCTGTATTTAATTTAATTCTGTGTTTCTTAGCCCACTCACAAAGTAATGCCGCACATCCAACAACATATGGGTTTGCCATGCTAGTACCACTCATAACAGCGTAACGACCATTCATCATAGTACTTAATATATCTGCTCCGGGTGCTAGAAAGTCTAACTCTTCTCCACTACAACTAAATAGTGTTCTATTTTGATTTATATCTATGGCGCCTGTACTAACCGTTAACTCAAACTTAGCAGGATAGAGGATGTCTGTTTTTTCACCAGAGTTCCCCGCTGCACAAAAACATACAGCACCTCTATTTAAGGCTCCCATAATTGCTTTCTCTAAATGTCTACTACCATGCTTAGAACCTAAAGACATACAGATAATATCTGCGCCATTTTTACCGGCCCATTCTACAGCACTAGCTACATTAGCTGTTGATCCTGCCCCGCTTTTATCAAACACTTTAATAGGCATGATCTTTGCATCAGGTGCTACCCCCACAACTCCCTGACTATTATTAACAGCAGCTATTGTACCAGCTACATGAGTGCCGTGGCCATTCTCGTCAAGTGGGTCTTTATTTTTGTCTATAGTATTGTATCCTTCTATATAGTTGCCTCTTAAATCAGGATGATTTAGTTCACATCCGCTATCAATAACGGCAACTACTACATTTTGACCAGTATATTTACCCCATAAACGGGGTATATTATATTGTGATATTGACCAAGGGATCTGCTGACGATCTGAGAAATTTGAATATATGTCTTCTTTTACATATGGAAAAAGAAACGAATCTTTGCGGCTGAAAAACATCAGTAATCTCCTTTGTTTATTATAATGCAGTTATAATTAGTATACACTAAAGGTCGATAATATGATACATGGAAAAATTTGGGGAAATACAGAATCTATCTTTGATAAAAATAATGTTTCTATACATCGCATAGAAGCCAAAAAGGGATATATGTGTTCTAGACACTATCATTTACATAAATACAATATGTTTTATGTAGAAAAAGGAAAGCTTAAAATAGAAGTTTGGCAAAAGGATTACGACTTAGTGGATACGACTATTATCTCAGACAGACAAAGCACTTCAGTACCTCCCGGACTACAACACAGATTTTCTGCGTTGGAGGATACTATAGCTTTTGAAATATATTTTGTAGAGTTAGACAATAATGACATTATTAGAATTGATAGAGGTAAACAATATGAGTGATTCTATTATTTTAATAAAACCAAGCTTTGAATTTGGATCTTTAAATATACTTAATGATCTTACTATAGCTTATCAAAGAGATATGTCTGTATCTGTTCATTATGATCAAGATTACTTTAATAAATATATTAACTACGAAGACACTGAGATATCAAAAAAGTTAAATGATTTTAGAACATCCATAACTAGTAAATATTGTAATTCAGTACTAGATATAGGAATAGGTTCTGGTGAATTTATTAAAAAATATAAAAACAAAGCCTTTGGTTATGATATAAATCCATATGCCGTTAAAACATTAAAACAAAAAGATATATATGTTGATCCTTATCTAGATAACTTGGATGGTATTGATGGTTTTACTATGTGGGATGTTCTAGAACATATTAAGAATCCAGACATACTGCTCAATAAAATACCTAAAACTAAAATTGTAATAGTATCTATTCCTATATTTGATAATATACTTGAAGTTAAACAAAGCAAGCATTATAGGCCGAACGAACATTATTACTATTATACTATTAATGGTTTAATTAAGTTTTTTGATCAAATGAAGTATACGATTATAGAAGTGTCTGATCAAGAATCTGTGTGTGGGAGAGAAAGTATCACATCTTTTGTTTTTCGTAAAGATGGAGATTAATATATCTGTATGTTATACATAAGAGGAGAAAGCGGATTAGGAGATTCTATATATTTATATCCAATTGTAAAATCCTATTTAGATAATGTTACAGAACCTATAGCGGTTTACAGTAATTATCCAAAAGTTTTTGAAGATTTAAAATGCGTGGTGCTGCCTTTCTCAAAAAAAAGAGATGATGAGACACAAATATTTAGTTATTTACCTCATAAGACTAACTCAGAAACTACAATCATAGAAGATATAACCTCATCTTGTGCTTATGACATTAATTTTAATAAAGATCATAGTATAAAAAATCATAATCTTGTTAAAAAGATACTGAAACATAAGAAGAATAATAAAAAAATATGTCTTATTAGATATATAGAGCCTAGACATAATAGAAAGGGAATAGATAATCTTGATTGCGATCCAACTATAATTAACAAATTTATATCTGAATTTAAAAAAGAATATTATTTTGTAGGCATTGGAACAAGTAATTGTCACAATATAAGATGTGACATAGATTTAATGGGACAGACTTCTGTCTCAGACTTATTTGATTTAGTTTTTATTTCTAATTTAGTAATTGCACAAGTTGGTTATACCGTACCTCTGTGTGAACTTCTACATAAAAACAACATAGCTATATTTCCTAAAAAATGGCAGACGGCTAATCCTTTCTTAAAAACAATAACGCCTAATAAAATTTGCGGGGAATATACTAGCCATGTTTACGACGATCAAGATTTTATAGACATTAGTAAGCCTGAGATTATAGTTCGATCAACAAAAATTTCTACACAAAAAAAATATAATATTTTCATAACCGGGGGTATAGGAGATTTTTTAAGAATAGTTGATTGTTCTTTAGATATTTCTATTAAAAACAATTTAGATACAATATACTTAGCGTGTAGTAGGCACAAAGAAATTACTGACTTAATTCGTTATAGCAAAGATTATATATTTCATGACATTAAAATACTGTGGAATGAATTAGAAGACTATAGCGACCCTAGATTTTCTTCTAAAGCATATTATTCATTAGAACATTTTACTAGAATAACAAGAAAGAGCATTAAGCCAGCTATAGATTGCTCAATAAAGAAACTATTTATAAAAAAAACATATAATACGGACACTTTCTTGTTTAAAGAAAAAGAACAATTTAAGTATCCTTATAATATTAATACTGGAGTTTTAAAAAACTATATTTCGATATGTCCATATTCTTATGATGATAGAAATCAAAGAAATTTTACACAAATAGATTGGAGAAATACTATTAGTATTTTAGAGAGCACAATGCTAAATGGTGTTGTATTAGGCTCTCATTACGGAAATGTTCCTAAACATCCACTGCTACTTAATTTAATAAATAAAACCTCTGTTGTAGAATCCTTAGAAATATGTAATAGTTCTTTGGGGTATCTAGGTATAGATTCTTGGCTATCTACTATTGGTGCTTTAGTTTACCTAAAAAATAAACATACATTACAGATAAAATGTAATAATCCTCATGGTTTTAAGCATAGTTTTGATTATTGGGGATTGAATAAAGATAGCAAAAATATTGTATCTTATATAACAAGTGAATAAAGCATTATGATTACAATTTTAAAAAAATGGGGTTACGAATTGTGGATAGAGAATAATAATCGATATTGCGGAAAACATTTGCATGTTTTAAGTGATAAGTGGTGTTCTGTTCATTATCACAAAAATAAGAAAGAAACATTTTATGTTATCGAAGGAGAGCTTTTACTGCAACATTCTAAAAACTTAGAATTAGAATTTTGGCAATCAGAACTTTTTGATACTATTATATTAAAGAAAGGTCAGTCTTTTACCATAGAGGCTGGAGTGGCTCATAGATTTAGTAGTAATCTAGATTATCCATGTGACTTTATAGAAATTTCTACTCACCATGACGATGACGACTCATATAGGATTATAAACAGCAAATGAATTACTACATAGATATAGATAACACTATTTGTATTACCCTTAATGGAGATTATATAAACAGTAAGCCCATTAAGACAAGAATACAACATATAAATAATCTTTTTGAAGCCGGAAATACAATAACATATTGGACTGCTAGAGGTTCTGCTTCTGGTAAAAACTACGAAGCTCTCACCACCCAACAACTGAATAAATGGGGATGCAAAAGACACAAGATTGTATTCGGAAAACCTTCTTATGATATTTTTATAGATGATAAAACTATACATCCTGAGGAGTTTTTTGATGAATAAAAGATATGCCGTCATAGGAGACTCTTGTATTGATAAATATATTTATGGTGTTTGTGAAAGAATTTGTCCAGAAGGCCCGGTACCAATAATAAAAGTAGAAAGTTTTAAAGAGTGTTTAGGAATGGCTGGTAACACTCATGCAAACGCTAAAGTATTTTGGGAAAATCAGATAGATTTTATCTCTAATAATCCTGATACAATTAAAAAAATTAGATATGTAGATAGTAAAACAAATCAACTACTATTGCGTTGTGATATCAATGACTCTGTGACTAGAGTTAATACAGAAATTGGATTAGACTTTTCTTGTATCATAGTTTCTGATTATTGCAAAGGCTTTCTTTGGGATATAGACATAGAGAAGTTGGGAGGAGCAGCGCCTCTAACTATTCTAGATACTAAACGCAAACTAACTAAAAAAATGATTGAAGGCTATAACTTTATTAAACTGAATGAACAAGAATTTGCCAATAATTCACATATAGTAGATAGAGAAACTATAAGTAAAATTATTATAACAAGGGGAAGTAAAGGCGTTTTGTATAATGAACAAGAATTTTTTCCTCCTGAGGTATTGCAGACTTTCGACGTTTCTGGCGCAGGAGATGTTTTCACGGCTGCTTTTACTTATGCTATTGATTCTGGTGATACTACTACAAAAGCGATAGAATATGCACAAAAATGCTGTAATCAAGTAATCAGGAAAAAAGGAACTTGTGTTTATGAAAAAAACGATATGGACTAATGGCTGTTTTGATATTATTCACAAAGGACATATAGAATTATTTAGGTACGCTAAATCATTAGGAGATAAACTCATAGTAGGTATAGACACAGACAGAAGAACAAAAGAAAGAAAAGGTGCTGATCGCCCTATTAATAACCAGATATGCAGACATGAAAAACTTTTAGACATACCCGAAATAGATGACGTTTTTATTTTTGACTCCGACTTAGAACTAACAATACTTATAAAGTCTTTAGATGTAGAGACCATAGTAGTTGGAGATGACTACAAGGATAAGCAAATTATAGGATCAGAATGTGTAAAAAATGTTATATTATTTCCTAAAATTACCGGATATTCCACGACAGATATAATGAATAGAAACAGACTATCATGAAATACTATATAATAGCAAACAACAAAGAACTGACACAAGAATCTATAGATAAACTAGAATTAAATGGCAAAAACCTACTTGTGCTGTTTAATTACTTGTGGCCCTTGAGGTTCCAAGAAGTACTTGACTATGAGAATAAGATTTGCATATCACGTAACTTTGCACCCGGCTATCAGAAGTTAGACAAAGATGGGCGGCAAGTGGGTTTTCATCGCGGCTATGCTAATATTAAACAGATACATACAGATCAAGAATTATTTAAAAAAATATATTTTCATTCACACCCATCACATATGTCAAGTGTGGCAAGTAGAAGCTACCAAAAAGTAATAGACTCTTATGATTTCGATACAGATAGGTTAGGAGCATTAGATAAAGAGCTAGCTAATGTTCGTAACAGAATAGGATATCCTATGAATAAAAACATAAGTACTGGTATAATAGCTTATGAATATTTTATAAGCACTAAGAGAACTCATGACGATATAATATTGGTTGGTTTTAATTCTAAAGTTGCCAAGAAATTTCACAACCCTCAATGGGAAAAACTTTACATGCTTCGTCAAATCAATATGAATAGATGTAAATTTATACAGTGTTATGGGTTGATGGAAAGAATCTTATGAGTATAAAAGTATTTACGATACAAAGAGATGAAGATGACATACTTGAAGACTGGCTAAGATATCATATATATCTTTTTGGAAAAGAAAATATTTATGTAATAGATCATAAGTCTAAGAAAAGTAGAAATACTATTAAAAAATATGGTGTGAATCTTATAACGTATGACGGCCCATTTGAAAATTATGGAAAAGCCAAGATACTAACTAAGACTATTCATAGATACAAAGGCAAATCTAAACTGGTAATACCAATAGATATTGATGAGTTCATTATTTGCATAGAAAAAGATCAAATTATATGCGACAATAAAAAAGTTATACAAGAATTAACGAAGTATGCGAACATAAATGAATTAGATGCTTTTAAATTTAAGTCTTTAACTATTAATGCAACAAAACATAGTGATTTACTCGTTAATTGTGATAGTTATCAATACGAAAATAAAAATGAATTTAATAGATGGAAATCTTTTTATAAAACAATTTTTTTCATGGCAACAGATCAAGGCAATCATGGTTTTCCTGAATACGAATACCATAAAACTAATATGGGATTACTTCACTTTCATCATAGGGGATTTGATCATTTTAAAAGAAAACACTTTAGATGGCAAGACACTTACGCTAAAAGCACGAAACAAATAGGAGGCACCCACTGGAAAAAAGTATTTAATATCATAAAAGATAAGACAGATGAACAGATTAAACAGACTTGGTTAACAACAGTACAGGACTGCAATGGCTATCAAAAAAATCAATTACTTACATTTCATAAAAAAATAAAAACATTAAGAAAATCCACAAGAGGAAAAGAAAATGTTTGATAAAAAAGAATTAAACACAATTTATAACGCATTATGCTGTTACTCTAATACACAGGAATTAAAATACGATAAAGAAGAGTCAGACAAGGTTGATTATCTAATATCTAAAACTTTATCTGCTTTGGGTGTGGATATATACCCACCGAATAATCAGGAAGGTCAAGATAAGGAACCTGTAGAAGATTAAAATAAAAGAACTAAGAAATTATTAGACTATATCTTTTTTATGTACTACCCAAGTTATATCGTCCATAATAGATACTATAGATTTATGAAATTTTTCATCTACTGCTCTAACGACTCCAGGAAAACCGTCACAATAATCATGTCCTGCGATAATCCCATTGGGTTTTACTTTTGGTAGCCAGTACTCTATATCTTTTTTAACTGCTTCGTATGTATGTTCCATATCAATGTATACAACATCGCATTCTTCGTCTTCAAAATCTCTAGATGCATCTATAGAATCTTTTTTTATCGCAGTAAATTTCCTGTTCCCCATATTGTGTAAAAAAATTTCATATATATTTTTTTTCAATGCTAGTTCATGCGTTGTTTTAAGTTCACTCTCAGAACCCGTCCATGTATCAACTATAAATATTTTTATCCTGTCTTTAGCGTGGTCACACAAAAATGAAGAACTTTTTCCAAGCCATGATCCGCATTCTACAAATATACCACCATCGGGTACAGAATCTATTAAAAATTTATATGCGTTTGGATAATTAAACCAACCACTAATTTCTTCTGTTGTCTTCATTTATTATTTTTCGCTTTGTCTATAGCCTCACTAAGTACTTCTTTAACTTTTTCTATCCACTCTACATAATCGCTGACTCTTGTGCTACAACCAATATCTCCATAATCAGAATCACTTTTGCCGTCTGTAGCAGACACGTAAGAATGAATACCTGCTAATTTTTTGTCTATAAATAATCCACCTCCGCTATCTCCCGGACATATTAAAAATTCTAACTCTGTTTTATTTCCTGAGTGTACAGAATACTGTAATACATTCCTGCTTATTCCATCAATAATATTTGATCCTGCTCTTCTTTGATTATCAAAAGTTCCCATAATCCAACCACTATTAAAATCCCCATGATGGCCGAATCCTGACAGACCACAGACTTTATTAACTTCGTCTTTATCTTTATATAATTCAGGATAAAAGTCTAATTTTATTGGTCTCTGCAATCTAGCTATAGCGATATCGTTTTTGCCCATAACACCGGACTTATAATCTCCGTGAATAGCTACGATTGAGCAAGGATATGCTTCATTTTTATAAACTACATGTTGAGTTATAGAATCGTGTACAACATGAGCAGCGGTTAGTATATGATACTCGTCTATGACTACGCAGGAACCTCTAAAATGCGAATTTAAATCATTATTCATGACTCCTAATATAGGCAAAACACACTCGTATTTTACTCCATATTCAAGATATTTAGCGTCAGAAACAGTAGGATCAATAGTTCCACAATAAGCCTGAACAGGCAAAAGCAATAATATTGCAAGAATAAGGTATTTCATCTCAATACCCCTTTCATTATTTAAAGGGTTTATTTTTAACCTTATTATAATACACCTTAGAATCCTCTATGACATTAGTATTCCAGCTTTTATAATTCATTAAATGTCCGAAAAGAAAATGACAGTATTTATCGCATAAAGTTATAAGATTGTCTGGGTCTAACTCTTTAGAGGGATCTAAATGAACAGGTACTATATGATGAACTTCCGGTCTTTTACACGATCCACACGCTTGGCAACAAGGCTGTTTTTCAATATGCTTTTTTCTCAAACTAGACCATCCCGGTGACCTGACGGCATATCTTAATTCTTTTCTAAATATAGATAATATATTAATCATTTTATTCTAATCTAATATACTAGCAGCAATCAAACATCCTTTTGATACTGAATGTAGTGGATCGGCAGCGTGCTTGACTACTTCTATCTCTAAAGGGAAATCTGATGCCAATAATTTCTCATGTAATTTCTCTATATAGCCATCTGCTTGTGATGTGCCACCAGCAACTACAACTTTTATAGAGTCTTTAAATTTAGGCAAAGATTTGTGTCCAGCTAAAGCAGAAGATAATTGTTTAGCTGTATACTCTACTAGTCTGTCGTAATAAGATGCTACTGCACTTAATACAGGACTATCATTTGGTTCACCCACTTTAAAACCGCCGCCCTCTTTCTCAACCTGAACAACACTATCTGGTTCTCCAGTAGCTACCGCACTCATACGGTCTACCCAATCACCCGACTTTGTTGTACTAAAGACTACAGTTGGTTCTCCGTTAAGCATAACACAAACATTGGTCATACCTGCTCCACAACTAATACCAATACCAGTATAGTCACTATCTTCTAATTCAGAATAACATAATGCTTCAGCTTCGTTTACTGATCTGGCATCATATCCAACTTCTGATAAGATAGTTTTTACTACATCTTCATGATAGCCTACATCAAAATCATCACCATCTTGATCTACTGGCTGTGCGGGTACACAGAAAACGAGCTTCTCGTCGGGTTCGCTTGCCTGACCCACAACTTCTTTGAGTATGTAAGCTAATATTCTTTTTGCTGATTTTTCTTTTACAGAGACTACTCCTCTATACATAGGACGACGAGCAGTTTCGTTTCGTTCTACTGCCTTCTCTATAGCATCCTTACCTAATATGATAAAAGACCCATCAGTATCCTTGATAAATATTTTTCCTTTCAATCCTTTTTCCACCATTTTGGTAGCAATAGGAGTGGTTGGCTTAATTACATAAAAGGCATCTCTAAAGTCATTAAACTCAATTTTATCCCCATTGTAAGAAGAAGCAACAATAAAACTTGTACCGACATCAAGACCTATCATATTATTTACCTTTCATGCTTTTAAGTTTGTTTACAGAACTAGAAATGTCATTTTTTACACTTTTAGATTCTGTTATTTTGTCAAATTTTTTCTCCATGCCCGTGGTATCCACTTTTAAAACCACTTTTGTGTCATCAATTTCTATATTACTATTTTGACCATTATCTTTTCTACCTTGGCTTTTTAAAAAGCTAGAGGGCTTGTTTTCTTCGTGACTATGATTCATAAATCTACCAATATATAGACCAGCACTAAAAATTAATATGGCTAAAGTTATGATTAGTAATATTTCTAAAGTATTTGACATTATATATCTCCAAAAAAAAATACACCGAAATGGTGCATTTATGTATCAACCAAGTTATGGATTATGGCTAATCTAGCCGTGTATTTTATGGCTACTATCCTTGTCTAAGATGTGTAAAACTGCTGTTTCTTTACCTTCTATGAAGTTTTGCATACTAGTCAAGAGGGTTTCATAAGTAACATAATAAGGAAAACTATTAGGACAGATAGCATTAACTCTTATTTTTCCAGCAAAAGATTTAGCTAGGTCTATAGTCATCCTGTTCATTCCAGACTTACAAGCCCCGTAAGTCGTCTGACTAATATCATAAAAATTAATACCTGCTATACTAGAAATATTTAATATACTTTTATTGGCAGACCAGTTGTTTTTATTTTGCCACGTTTTATATAGATAGCAAGATGATTCGTAAGGAACTACTAATCCTATCTGGATTTCTTGTAAAAAACCATGATCGTAATTTTTAGGATCTATCATATTATATGAATATGCATTATTAATCCAACAGTCTATATCTGGAATGCTATCAATAATTTCATTGTACACAGTAAGACCTTTTTCAATATGGTTGTACTGCAAATTATTTCTCTTATCTTTAGTAGATATGCCATATATATTATAAGTATTCTGATAACAACTTATAAATTGTTGACCTAATCTACCTCCACAACCAGTTATAACTACAGTTTTTTTCATGGACAACCCTTCCCTGCTACTCTACCTTTTTGAGTTCTAACAACATATCCCATCCTGACCATATAAGGCTCTATATTATTTTCAATAGTTTCCATAGCAATACCTGTCATTGAAGATATGCTTTTTATACCCAAAGGATTACCTATGTTGTTTTTCAAAACTTCTAAATACGCATTGTCATTGCAATCAAACCCGTTTTCGTCTATGCCCTGACTATTAAACACATCGTCCATAGTATATTCTTTATCTTCATAAAAAGAAGTATAGTTTCTATACCATTGTAGTCTTGCATTTAAAATTCTAGGAGTACCCTTGCTTCTTCTTGCTATTTGAATCATCTGTTCTGGAGACACATCAACTCCAATCTTATCAGCATTCGATCCTGCTAGTTTAGCTAACTCTTCAGCAGAGTAAAATTTAAGATGTTCTTTAATAACAAACCTATCATAGAACGGCTGACTTAAACTACCACCGCTTGTTGTAGCACCTACCAATGTAAACACAGGAAGATCAATAGTTTCAGGTTGTCCATCAGTAAGAATATCCATACGATAATCTTCCATTACAGGATATAGAAATTCTTCTACTATTTTAGGAAGTCTATGAATTTCATCAATAAACAACACGCATCGACCTTCAAGACCCATCAAGTATGGAATAATATTTTTTATGCTTCTGATGTTTGCTGCATTCACAGTATATAAATTTACATCCATCTCTTTAGCTATGGCACTAGCTATAGTAGTCTTACCAAGGCCGGGAGGCCCATCTATTAAAGTATGACACATAGCTTGTCTAGTTTTTTTACAGCCAGCTACGATGATCCTCAAGCGTTGAACAACGTCCTGCTGACCCACAATGCCGTCGAATGTTGACGGACGAACACAATTAGACATTTTTGCTCCAATTTCTCTATTAATCTTTTTTAATCCAAAAAACAAAATCATTCTTATCTTCATCAAATGCGGACTCAACCAATCCTTTCTTGACTAAGTTTCTGACGATATTAGATATCATTCTTTCGCCCAGCTGTCTTAAAACATTGTCGTAGTCTGATTCTAACATAATTACCTTAACAGTCAATGTTGTTTTATTTCTTTTACGTTTAACGAATGGTTTGAATATAGCTTTTGCTTCTGGCATAGACAAAAGATTGTCCAACTCTGACATTTGATCTTTTGGCATATTCTCTACTAGTTTTAAGAAGTTTGCGTCAGAAGTATCTGAGTATTCTTCTCCCAAGTTGGCATATACTACTTTTCTACTAAAGTTAACCAACTTATCTAAGTTAACTATGTCTAGCCATTCGTCTTGCATTTTTTTTCCTAGTTCAGTATATCGAACATTGATTTATAATATTGTGGTTGTAATAAAAAGTGTTTTGCGTGGGCTGATATATGAGCATTATATTCTTGTTGTATTTTATCAACAACAAAATACTTGGTTTTCCATATTGGTTCTTTAAAGTTATTACTTCCTAAATATATAAAATATTTATCACTTAAAGGCTTGCCATCAGATGGTTTTTTATCACTAGGTTTTCCTTCTTCTGCTTTGTGGTTTCCAAGATACCAAGTATTGTTATGTTCTTGAATATCTTTTATAGCGTCCATTAACCAAGATTCCCAAGCATTCCAGTCAAATTTAAAATTTTTAGGATAACCATACTCATTATACTCATGAGGATAATTTTGAAAGTCATCATCGTCATATTCATAATGTTCTGGGTCTGGATCATACATAACACATGCCTCATACTGTATAGAAACGAATCTGACTATCTTATAATACCCCGTAAAAACATATAATCAACCTTACTTAAAGAGGTGTGGTGGGATCGAACCACCTTAGCCCTAATTGCTCACCTACTATCACAGGAAATCACAGACTATTAAAATTCTTCATCGTCTTCGTCTTCAAACTGATCCCAGTAGTCTTCATCATATTCGTCATAAACTGTTGAGTACTCATCTTCATCAACATAAGAGTCTGCCTCAAACTCAGCCTTATAAAGAGGCTTTGGCAATTCTCCCTGATAAAGACCGACTACTTCATATTTGCAAGTGCGAAGTTTTTCACAGTTGCAATCACTAGGAACGCTGACAACATCTTCAGGATTGATTTTAACAATCACGATGTTATCACCAGCATCCACGCTGCCATAATTTGCAACATAGTTTAATGCCCCAGCATGAAGTCCAGCAGAACATCCTTGGCTTCTGTTGTCATCTACTTTTGCTCGACGCATTTCGCAGACTTGACCAACACTGTTGTCGAATGTTCCTCTCCACTTATCTTTAAAGTCTTTGCTGACTGCCTTATAAGCAAGAAAACATCCGTCTTCAGTAATAGGAAGATTCTCATGCTCCAAGAAATCATACAGTTCTTGCTGACTCTGCATACTTGGATTCTCCATAAGATTTTCTAAGAACTTTACAAGAGGCTGGAAAGGCAAACCTTTGCTCATAAATTCTATAATTCTCTTACTGATGCTTCCGTGAACCTCTTCACCCTCAAACATCACCTTACCATTTACGATTGATACTTGTCCGTCACTAAAACTAGCAACAGCTTTCTCAATGTCTACCAGTTCTAGCAACTCATCTTCTGTTGCTGTTGGTAGTGCTTCCAGAAT